TAACGGCGAGAACCGCACAGCAACAACAGGCTGCCGCATCACAGGCGCAACTCGCAGCGGCAAGGTTACAGCAAGTAACGGCGAGAACCGCACAGCAACAACAGGCTGCCGCATCACAGGCGCAACTCGCAGCGGCAAGGTTACAGCAAGTAACGGCGAGAACCGCACAGCAACAACAGGCTGCCGCATCACAGGCGCAACTCGCAGCGGCAAGGTTACAGCAAGTAACGGCGAGAACCGCACAGCAACAACAGGCTGCCGCATCACAGGCGCAACTTACTGCTGCGAAAATACAACTCACAAACGCACAGACCGCGCAGAGGACACAGCAGACGGCGGCCCAAGCGCAACTCGCAGCGGCAAAACTGCAACTTACAACGGCTCAGACCGCGCAGAGGACACAGCAGACCGTCGCCCAATCGCAACTTGCCGCAGTCAAATTGCAGCTCGCGCAAGGGCAACTGGCGCTGCAAGGAACTCAGCAGCAAATGGCGGCGATACGCCTCCAGCGGTTACAGCAGCAACCTCCTCCTCGCCCTCCCGCGCAAAAAGTGGGCAAAGGTTACGGCTCCGAAGGCATGTTCGCCGCTGGCACCTCTCCGATCATGCAGGGCCTCGCTTGGCAATCGCTGTTTGCGACTGGCGACATTCTTGGCCCCATGTCCTTCGCTCCGATGGCGCTATATCAGAACTACTCGCTCAAGCGGCAACGGCGAAATCGTGGGTTTGATCTCGGCGCAGGATCCGATCTGGCAAACGCGGCAGGCGTTGGCCCCACGGGACAGATTGCGACCGCTGGGCACGCCCTGGCGGCGATAAGAAACAATGCCGCACTATCCCCAGCGGAACGTGAGAAACGAATGGCGCAAGTGGACATCATGTCCGCTGGGCGCGTTCGTGGGCGCTTGGGGCGTGGGATTGAAATGTTTGAAGCGGGGCAACTCGGTGGCAAGGGGATGCAAACTGCGGGACTGGCGGTTGCCGCACTTGGTGGCGTCAGCAGTGTTGCGCTTGGTGTTGTCGCTGGGCTCGGCGCGGTGGCGATGTCGCTGAAAGTGTTTGACGACCGAATGAAAGCCTCGGTAGAATCAATCCGTGCTGGAACCGCCGCGAATGATGAACAACGCAGGTCGTCCCGAAGGGGGCTCCAAGAACAAATGGAAAAAGGGCTTGCTGGCGATCTAGGAGCGGATTTGGCTGCGCTTGAAAGTGCGGGCATTAGCCCCGATCTGACCCCTGGGATGCGAGGACTTGCGGCAAGAGCAGTGCGGTCTTCTGGCGGAGATGCAGCAAAGCGACTCATGGCAACTGCGGAAAAAGCAGCAAAAACGTACAACATGACGCCAGAGTCCGCGATGGAAGCCTTGCTGCAAGCCAGAGCAGGACGCTTGCCAGCAGACGCGCTTGACCGGCGAGCACCTAACATTTTTGCAAAAGAAGTGGGCGCAACTGCCGGGCGCAGAGTGCAGATGCGGGAAGCGTGGACCGCCGGAGCGCCGGCCACCGGGTATGGCGCCTTTGCAGAAGAATACCGAGGAGATGTTGGCTACGCTGAAGGCCGAAACTTTGAACGGTTTTTCAGCAACCAAGAGCGGGTGCGAAACCGCATTGCTGAGATCAAGAGTAAGATTAAGCAAAACGAGGAAATGCGAAGCAAGGGGCTGTTGTCATACAACCCAGACGAACTGTTCACGCTTCCTCTGGAACTGAAGGCTCTAAAGACAGAAACGAACATAACGCGCAGCTTGGCCAAAGACCCGCTTGCAATAGAAAATGCGATGAACTTCAGAAAACAGATAGAAGCTGTCAACAAGTTCTCTGAGAAGATTTCAGGGCAGAACGGATTCATCACGTTCATAAGCACGATGACGGATGTGATGTCTCTTGGCGTATGGGAATCTTTGACCGCAGAGAAACTGCGAAAGATTAAAGAATTCGAGGAAGAGAATAGGCGAAAACAAGTTGCGACCGGCGCTCCGTAACAAAAAGGCACCAAGCAATGTCCTCCCCAGTTATCCAAGCAGAAATGACAGGCGGTTTCCAGTTCTACACCTGGACCGGCCCTCTCAACCGTCCGAAACCGATTGCAGACGTTTTCCACCGCCTGGGCGCGACAAACAATCAGGCATACGGGGGCGGCGCATTCGCGCCCATTGGCGGCGGCGCAAGCGGACAAAACCGCATGCCACGATCTGGTGTCCAAGTTGTCGATTACCGAGCGGAAACAAGCCGGTGCCAAGCGCACATGTTTTTCGAGCGGTTATACGACGCCGACAGCGCGGTCAGGGGACTCTATAACACCATCGGCACCAAGCAGACGCTTCGCATAAATGGGATAGACGCGAACGTCGATGTCCTGGTCATTGACATTGTCGCCGATGCCCCCCGTGCGGGCTCGGGCTGTTGCAGTGTTCTCCAAACGGTCACCCTTGTTTTAGAGGCGCTCAACTGATGGCCACTCCAGACGCAAGCACTCTGAACGGATGGGTGTCCGGTAACGAGAAACTCATCGACGTTTGGAGACTCACGGGAACATGGGAAAATCCTGTCTGGAAAGACGCGGGATTGATTCCAGACGGCCCTCCTGTCACGCAGCTCGGCAGCATGGGCACCGCGCTTTTCAAGATGCTGCGGAAAGCCCGCGTTGAAGTCGATCCCGCTGATCCCACGCACACCATAGAAGGCAGCGAGTTTTCCTTTGAAGTAGATTCTCCGCTGAACGCAGGCGACTTCATTTGCGTGACGACAGGCATCATCGACCCGACGTTAATGACGCAATCGGACATCGTTTGGAGCGGAACGGTCACGTCTGTTTCTCGCACGGAAGACCTGTTTGACGATGCGCCTGGAACGGTTACTGCCATGGAGCTTGGCGCGTGCTTGGACGATAAGTCCCCTGGCGGATGGGCGTTCATTGGGGACAGAACGCAGTCCCCGGTTCCTGTTGCACTAAACGAAACGGCAGGGACGTGGAACCTGCCGCCGCTGGCGTATGGTACGGATCTGGCGATGACGAAATCGCAGCCGAACCTCATCCTTCACCCAGACCAGACAAAGTACGCAGGGGTAAAGATTTTCTATTCGGATATGCTTGACATTGCTGCTGCCGGGACGTTACTGCGCGGAACAAAAGCCGATCTCATCCGCCATGTTTTCGCATTTGGCCGCCCGGCGGCATGGCCAGAGATACGTCTTGTGCTGGCCCCCGGAACCACAGACATCATTGATTCTTTGGACCGCAACGTGGAAGTGGTTGATCCAAACGGCTTGACCTTTCGCGGATTGCTGGACATCGTTTTCCCGCGTGCTGGCGGGCTTGCCTGGATTGTCACTATTGAAAAAGAAGGCATCCTAGACCCAATCAAATGGCGCGTCATCGTTGTCCGCACGGATGCAGCGGAAACCACGCTGACCGTCAACATCACGGCGCCAGTCATTTCCTTGCGAAGCCAAGACACAACGCCAGCCTACGATGCCGTCGAGGTCGTAGGGGCGCCAATCGTTTGCTGCGGGACCATTCCGTTTCGTCAGGCAACAAGCGGTGAAACTCAATACGATTTTGTCATGGGGACCAAAGGCTGGACTGCGGAGGCTGAGACGAAGTTTGTAAAAGCCGAACTCTCTATCTTCACGGATCTAGCCAACAACGCTCCGCTTTACGACGAAGCCCTTACTACTTTCCGCAGTCAAGGATCAATGTCGCGTGTGTATCGGGCGTTTAGACCAAACTTGTTCAGCGGCACACTGTGGTGCGGAGATTGCTCCAGCATTGGCGTATCTGGCCGGACTGGATCTCGCCCGGAGTACGTCGAAAACCCCGACTTGCGCAGCCCGCTTTTTCCGACGGTGAACTTTCGCCTGGGCAACACTCCTACGCTTTGGGCGCCGCCAAGTCTGGAAGGAAAAACGACCACTGTAGGCATTTTTTCAGAAGAGGGCAAAGCGTTTTCCCACCCGTCGCCTGTCGTGCTCCGAATGCTGCCGTGGATTCCAGTAAAAGTCGGGGCCATTTCTGGACTCGAATACCAGCAGGTAACGGCGGAACAGTTGATGAAGCCGCAACTTCACTACTACGACGGGGCGCACACTGCGGAAGACCTGACGTTAGCTGTCGGAGTTGACGGACTGGAACGAGCAGGCGTTGGCATGTCTCCAGACACCGTGACTGAGTCGGTGATTCTTTCTACTTCTCCTCCTGATTTTTTTGCGTTCAACAAAGACAACGTCCGCGTGAATGACCAGGGCAACTACCGGACGTACATAGATAGTGAGCCAACGCCAGCAAATGCGTACTCTTGGGAAAGCATGCTCCTGACGGTCGCATATCCGCACCAACAACGGCTACGTGTTCTTTTCTACCGCGATGGCCGAACGAATCCCGACGCAAACGGAGAGGACTGGATCGACTACGGCTGGATGCCGCCTGCCCTCCGTGCCGAAGGGGAGAAGAACAACAACATCATTCGCAAACTCGTCATCCAAGAAGACAGGTTGCAAGCGTGGTACGTTGCGCCAGGAACTATCTTGACCAAGCGGTACAATCAGGAAGACGGCGGCCCTTCCATCTCAGACTCACCTTTTACCACCACGCCTCATGGCGTTCACACTTGGACCCGCAACGATTACGATGCTGCCCACGCATATGCCATGCGCCTTGCCCGCCGATACTTCAAAGACCAAGCCTCGTATTCCATTGAACTCCCTCGCCCCGAGCAGCCCCTAGAAGTCAACGGCGGGCTGACACAGGTTCTCCCAGGAATGTGGATTGGCGACCTGGTTCTCAAAGATCCCGATTCGGCAACGGGCAGAAACAAAACGATCAGCGCCTTGGTGGAAAGCGTTTCCCGCGACTTCGCCACAGGCCGCATGCTCATCAAAACGGCTGCCCCTATGTCCCCGGTGTTCTACAACAACGGGACAATCTCTCCCTCTCTTGGCGGCCCAGTGTCCCCGAGTCTCGGCGGAACCATGGCGCAGGCAGTTGGCAAGTTGCAATCGGCGGTCAGGGACATGCAAACCAATCAGGCCAGCGCGGCGCCAGTGGTTCCGTTTGTCTCTAAACCCGGGGGCGGGGGCGGGGGCACGGGGCTGATTATGGCCCGCATTCTCGGCGGAAACGCTGCGGTTCTGACTGGCTCCGATGATCCTCTTGGGCGGCTATTCGTGCATTCCGTGCCATACTCAAACCCAAATGGCGTCTTATTTGAAACTCCGAGCGTAGATGACTGGGTGAATTACCAGGATCTTGACAGCACTTTTGTCATTGGTGGGTCAAAGATACCATTGCAGCCTTCAGGGATAGGGTTTGCTCAGATCGTGCGCCCATACGCTCTTGGTAGCGCAAAGTGGTCGAACAATGACACATGGGTTGTATTGTCGTCCACGGGCGGCCCAGCGATGAACGTGGCAAACGTCAATCCAGACAAGAAAACTATCACGCTAACAGGAAACAAGACCGACATTGTGAAGGCGACCACGCCAAACATCACTGTCACGGTCGATGGCGTTTCTGCTACGATAAGTTCAATTGCCGCGACCGCATCGGGGGCAAAGATCACACTCCAAGCGGTAGCCGACATCACAAAGCCAATCGTTGTCACCTGGGACGGTTCAGCGTTCATTCAGGGCGAAGTTCCTGTACCAGCAGGAAGCATCACCGTCACCCCCGTTGGCGACTACTACACCATTGTCCGCGTTCTGAACAACACCGGAAGCCAAGGGTTTTCCTTTGGTTCTTACGTCATGCTGGACAAAACGGAAACGTCGGTTACAGATGACAAAGCGGTTTCCAAGGTGTGCTATCGAATCATCGGGCCTGCGTCGCAAGCGGTGCCGCATAACCACGCGGGTCTCGGTACGACAGGCCAGGGCAAGGTTCAATACCTGCTATGACCGATATATACCTTAAATATTTACAGTACATGTCCCCAGCGGCATTGATGCACTGGTCAGGTTTTTTTACGTCCTTAGCCACTGAGGATGAATTAGAGCAGGAGCGGGATGCCATTGTCACAAAAATACTCGAAGACAGACAATCATATCCTGAGTATTTTACTGCCAGAATTAAATATCAAGAGGTCGGGCATTCAAGCAATCCGTATTGCTTTCTGGGCATTCAGCAAGAATACTCCACAGAAAACTATGGAACAATCTCTCAGGAAACGTATCAGAGTTTTAAGCAGACGGACAAAATCACCGCAGGGGTAGCGTTGCGCCCTACTACAGGCCTCAACCCATACGGTGTTCGTGGGATGTTTTCAAACAGGTCGGACCAGACGCATGTTGGTCTTAGATCCGGGTTCCAGTTCGAGAATGTTGGGCTGATCTTTCTCGAATCCGAGCCATCGAAGCGGCTCACTCACACGCATTTCACCGAGCCAAACGAGGACAGGCCATCCCCGTGGAACGTAAATTGGTACTCGACAGAAATTGAAAGTGGAATTAAGTCTGGCGGGATGAATTTTTCTGGAAAAATTGATAGTAAATTATTCAAAGAAGGCAATAGGTATGACCTGCCGCGAGAAATCCTCGACGACACAATGTCAGGGAACATTTCATATCCAGCAAACTGGGAAGTTTTTTTCCGAGATGTATCCACGGCATGGCTAGGAATAGTCGAAAACGACATGGTTGGGTCTAGGCTCGACTTGAGAAAAGAATTATCAGCGGTTGACTACGAAGCCATCTTAGGCCGCCCTGAAACCTTTTTCACAACTCACGGGATTTTATTTTTCGGTGGCATTGAGTTTGCAAAGGCGGTGGACGCGCAGTCCCAAACTTTTGATTTTTATCAAGACTTAGATTTTTCACAGGTTCCTAGTCGTACACTATATAACAGAAAGATAAACGGAGAAAAGGTAGTTGTATCTGAGTTCAACAATGGCTCAGGTGGCAAAGGAATAGTCTCGGGAGAGTGGCACGAGCGAATGAATCTTGGCCTCGTGAACTCTCATTTTATTTGGCAAGAAATCACACCTGACTACTATACGACATTCTATTCACCACGCGATTCTCAAGACTACAGGGAGCGTACTGTCATCTCTCCAGTCGGTGTCCCGTCGAATGGGATTCTTTGTCAGATCGTCAGGAAATACCCATGGGTGAAGGTTGTCGCGTACCCATATTCTCTACAGACAGGTGAAAGTTTTTACTACACAGAAGCCCCAGTGTATTTTAGCAACACGGTACGTTTGAATGAACAGTTTTCATGGACCAGCATGTATGCGCCTGACTTTACCCAAGTCGCGGACCCTGTCTATTTGATCCGCGTAACTCCAAAATACAAAATATTTGAACGACTCGGCGGCACCCAGTGGCACACTGACAAAGGTCCAATGCCTATTAGTATAACTACATCTCCAGGAATAGAGCAACCGAAAGGCGCCACTCGTGCAATGGTTTTCGACATCGGCTGGGAGGGTAACATTCTTCCGCCGTTTGAAGACTATACGTCCGTGAAACTGAGTACATCTAAATCACAAAACGGGCCGACTGCGACAATCAATCAGCACGGAGCAATCGCTTTCAATTTTGGGTCAAACGCGGAATATGTGGTTGACATTCTTGAAGTCGATGATGGCGAAAAGAAACAAAGATTCCCGCTGTATAGAAGACCAGCAAAGATGTTAGCGAGTCCGACGTTCCAAATGGACAGTTTGGCAGCATTTGATAGATACGGGGCATGTCGCACTTCTGCCGTGTCAATAACGGGCCGCACCGTGTCTGTAGATTTGCCCCAGGGATACAAGGTATTTGTTTCCAAGGTGGGAAGAACCAACTCCGCAGCAGACGGCACCTTCGTTACGTTCGATGCTAACTCGACAACAGTTTCATCCGAGGGTAGATTCGAGCCAAGTTCATCACTTGTATCGAAGTTTGCTGAAGAGTGCTTCGGCGGCATCATACCAGACCGATACACCGGAACCGTTTATGTCCAGGTGGTTGACACTTACTACAGTGAAATGCAGCAGATAACGGTCAACCTCTAACCCTCACGCTGTAGGCGCGTTCCGCAAGAGCCCCCGGCCAACGCTCGCAACCTTCTTCTCCCCCAGCGCCAACAGAATCAAGATGACAGGCGGGCACGCGAGAGTAACCCAGAACCAAAGGACCTCGTTGCGCCCCCTGGCACAGGCGATAATCTTGGCGCAGATGGCGGGCGTAATCATCAGCGCCAACACCTGCAAGACCAGGTACAGCGCCCAGATCGCTTGGAAAAGCATGACGCCGTTTTGGTGCTCCGTTGCACGACGAATGGCGTCCAGGGTTTCAGGATCTAGCGCGGGGCGGCTATCGTAAGCAGACATAAAAGGCTCCTTTTCTTTTGAGGGGAATCCTCAGATTCCTCGTTTTGAGTGCGGCGTTTCCGCGCCGCAGTGTTGGACGATGAGAACGATGCCGTATTTTGTCAGCCATGCCTGGCAGTTGTCGCAGGCGGCGCTGTGCCCGTAGAGAAACAAGCGAGGGGGGCACTCGCGCCGCCGCTTGAGATCAACCTTGGCGGCCAGGGCGGCTTTGATTGCGGCGACTTCAGCGTGGTCGTTTTGCCCACAGATGCTCTTGCAAGCATCGTACCCTTCCCCTTGGCTGCGTGGGCACACACGCTGCGGGCACTCGCAGGCGTTCTCGCCGACAAAGTGCTTATCGTCAACGACGAGAACGGCTGTGACTTTTCGTTTTGCGCAGGTCATGGTTTCTCCTCTGCGTCAACCCACTCTTCTCCGACAGTGGACCAGAACTCTCCAGTAGATAGAGAACCCAGGTGGTCTTTGGCCTGTGGGTGGTCAAGCAGGCGTTTGACCTTTCCGCTCGGGCCAACGACGGAACACTGTTCTGCTGGGAACTCATCGAGAACGTATGGGTTCCTGGCGCAGATCGTCAAGGGCGGGAGCCCAGCGCCAGCCTCTCGCATCGCTTCGACTGCTTCTTTCATATCAGAAGGGTGGAGCCAATCGAGCGGAGCGAAAACCGTTTGACTGCGGAAGCGTCCGGCCTTTACGATGATTTCGCGTTTTGGTTTTTCAGTCGTGTCCATGCGGTGTCCTTTTGGTGTGCGGTTGTTCTGCCGGTTCCGCACAGCCGGCGGGCCAAGAGCTATTTCTTGGCGGCACCCTTCTTGGCGGGGGCTGCGCAGGATTTCTTGCCTTTAGCAGCGGGTTTGGCGGGGGTCTTTGCTTGGGGCTTGGTAGCCATGGTGTTCCCTTTCTAGGAAACGGGGTTTTCTACTGCACGACCGCACACGCAGCCGAGCGGAGAGGGGATCAATTCAGTTCTGGGTTAGCTTTGGTTTCCACAGGAAACCCACCGATCCAAGCGCCATCCTTGGAAAAGTTCGGATCCGACGGAAACTGAAGATTGAGGTTGCCGTCAGTGAGGAAGCCAGATGTGGCAAACGTCTTTGCGTCCGCCCACAGCGTGCCTTTGGAAATGGACACAAAGCATGTGCTCAGGACGATGTCAGGAATGCCAGAACACAGACTCGTCAGAACCGCTTTTACCAGCGCATCTTTCTGATCCTCTGGCGCCTTTTCGCACAAGTGGACGAACACAAAGGTGCCAATGGCGGAAGGCACCCAAGCGGGATCTTCGATTTCGAGGACATCCAGCATTTCGTCGATGGCCGCTTGCATTTCTCTGTGGGCATTGCGTGGATATGCGTCAATCATCCGCTTGATGTCCAAGAAGGTGCAGGGTTCGCCAACGTTGATCTTGCCGTTGACGAGACAGATCGTTTGCGTGGGGATTTTGATTTCGTTCACTTTTTGCCCCTTGGCTCATGGTGCAAGCACCCGCTGACTGGTTCCATGGAGATGTTTTTGTAGCTGTGAATGCTCTTTGGGAAAAGTGCCTGCAAGCGTTTCCATTGGTCGTCAGGAAATTTGCAACGGGCGTTCTTTGCGTCATATTTTTTGCAGGTTTTGCATGTGGTCATTTGGGTTTCCCTTTCTTCTCCCACGCCTCGCTGATAAGGCGGAAAGGAACATGGTAGAAATGTGCTTGATCTTTGCACCGACTGTCCAGCCACAGGCCCGGCTCGAACCCTTTCGTATCAACAACGTATTCTTCTTTTTTCCTTCGCCGCAGTCCAGCGATAAATGTTTCGTGGAATCCGTCGCCGCCAAAACGGTAACACTCGCACTGCTTTTCGAGCAGGTTTATCATGACAGAAGTGATGCCAGACTTGTGCTTGGTGACGAATGCGCTCGTGATGATTTTCGGTTTCATTTGGTTTCCTTTGTCGGTGCCGCCTCGATCATGTTTGTGCCGTTCCACACAAAACGCACACACCCTAAAATCTTTCCGCACTTTCGGCACTTGTGCGTTTGTTCAAACTCCGTGACTATCTCCGCAGCGATGTGCGGAGTCCATTTGTCCGTTTGCACACTGGCGTGCAGACCTATCGCACACAGGATATTCATTTGGTTCCCTTTGCCTCGTCACTGTCGGACGCGCTGGCCTCCGCAGACAGGGATCGCAGCAGGCTCCATTCGTCTTCTGTGAAAGCGTCGTCGTTATAGTGGCTGCCAGAGACGATGCAGTCAATCCCTTCGCAGACCTGGACATGACGGATGTATCGGACAAGAAGACTTCGGTACTCAGCGGAGTCTAGCATTTGGTTTCCTTTGGTAAATCGCTAACGGGAATGTGTTCCGCTTTTGCCCAACGGAGAATGTTGCCCTCGTCAGCGATAAATCCCTCTCCGCTGGACCAAAAACGAAAAATGTCAACCCACATCTTTTTGGCGTTGATGACTTTCCCCAAGTGCGGGCCATCCTCGCCCTTGTCGTTTGCGAGCCACACAGCGACCATTTCGCCGTCAGCAGGATCTTCAAAATCAGAGTTTATGTCGAACACCGGGCCTACGATGCGCCAGTCAGGGGCCAAGACGCTGGCGCTTAGCTCTTTGACTGGCCAGCCTTCTCCATTGTTTTGCCGAACAAGCAGGTATTGCACCCGTCCGACAACATCGCGAGGAAACCCTACGTCCATAAATTCTTCAAAACTGGACCAACACATGGCTCCGTGCGGATCCTTTAGGAACGCACCGGCGGCAGGATCCCACACGGAAAAAGCAAAATCAGAAAGTACGACTTTGCGCATGTCAACGATGGTAAGCATTTGATTTCCTTTGGTCAAATGGTAATTCAGCAGTGAGCATACGCTTTGCCAGCAGCACGGTCCCCATACCGCATAGCGTACTCGGCGAGTTCCGCGCATTCCGCTTTGTTATCGTCCAGGTGCCGCTTGGTCCGTAGGTCAACGCCAGGCCAACGGCGCAGAGCGTAGGCGATTGACGCCTTCTTTCCCTCTTTGCCATCGTGCGGAAGCCCAGGCATAATCGCTTGCTTCCAATCGCAGGCTTTGACTTCAACGGGATGAATCTGCATCAAGCGGGGCAGATTCCAAACGCAATGGTACGATCCGCCGAAGTTGAAGGCTGATTGCCGCCCTTGCCTGAACGAGTTCAGAGATTCAAAGGCGGCGTACGGAACACAGAGGCCATCGCGGTCCAGTTGGAGCATTGTGCCCGAAAGGAGGTCAATCAACGCTGTTAGGTCGAGATGCTTCCCCACGTATGGCATCGGGTGGAAGATAGGGCGACCATTGCGAGGCAGGACGCAAGCGCAGCCCTCCATGCCAATGTCGAGTCCAATCGAGTACGGTGCAAGATCGGTCATTTGACTCCCATGCCGGCAAGTAAATGCAAGATGTCAGCGTACACTTTTGCCGCAGCAGCATTGTCCACGTCTGCGCCGCAATCGCAGCCTGTTAGGTTGTCGTTTGAACACCCACCTGGAGCCTTCGGGCAGGAGTACCATGGATCTTCACACACGCAGTGATCCCTCTTCGCTAGACAGAAAAGCTCATGGACGAGTCGGAGCACAGGGTCCGTCGAATGGCCCGGTGGCTGCGATGAAAGCTGGTCGGTCATTGCTTCACCCGCTCCAACGTCTCAATCAGTTGTTCCGGTGGCGGCGCAAATGCGCACTGAACGATTGCCCATTCCGCAACCTTAACCGCAGTGGCCACCCCAACGGGGGTATGCTCTTTGACGAAGTGAGGTACAACGCCCAGCAAGAGTCTGCGATACGCAGTCACCGCGCCCGCACTGCCCCGATGTTCGTCCAAGAGTTTTCGGATCTGAGTGGCTTCGTCTTGTTCCCCGGCCTTCGCTTTTTGTGCGATGACTTGGAGAATAAGGGTTATCGCTCTGACATCGTCTCCGGCGTCAACGGCGGCGAGAAGTGCTGTTCGGTGGGAGGGTGACATTTGGTTTCCTGTCGGGTGAAAATGGGATAGATGGTGAATCATCTATTTCTTGTTTTACTGGTTATGCGGCTGTCCGTCTAACCCGGTTAGCATGGCTGGCCGCCTAACAAGACTGTTGGGCTGCAAATACGGCAAATACACAGGAATAATACGAAAGGTCCATTTTGTGTATTCAGCACCTTTATCGCGGGCAATGCTTTGCGAAAGATGCTCTCTGGCGGCGTCAATACTTGCAAAACCAATTCCGCAACCGCGACTCAATAAATCACCAGAGAATGGTTGACCAGGAAGACCGTAGGAAAATAATTCAGCAGCTACTCCAGCGCGTTTTGGCGGCTTAGATAAAATTACCCAAACACATGGATAAGTGTCTAGTTTGTTTTCGATTGACTCATGTGGGCCGTGCATATTCATTTTCCTTTGCTGTTTTATCGCCCAACAAGACGATTCAGCACGAGCGGGCGACTTGGTGTTTTCTATGCTTGACTGACGGGCAACGCGCCCGCCGTCTGATCTTTTGCGTTGGGCGGATCAAACTACCCGACGAATTGACAAAAACGGCGCTTGTTTGTACGCCAGAACGGCGGATTTAATAGTTTTATGGGTAAAAGAAACATGGGGACCAATAACGTTTTGCGCGTACCCACAATTACACTCCCATATTATAGTAGCACGACCTTCAAGTATTGCCGCACGCTTTACTCCTGAGTTTTTGATTTTTGCTCCAGCACGGATTAGTGCGTTTTCTAATTTGTTGTTGTTCACGGTGTTTCCTTTCAAAGAAACGTGGTTAATAAAATCACGCCCAACAATTCGCTAAACCGGATCCTTCGGCCCGGTCATCTTGGACGTTGGGCAGGGTCATTCGACATTACCAGGATTCGTAAATCGCTTCGAGGTCTTCTTCACCTTCAGGGGGGACGGCAATGACTTCAGCATTAGGAAAGGCTGCGAGCGTGCTTGGAGGCGGATCCCTAACGCTTTGCACAACCGGATAACGACTGTAGTCTGTCGAAGCTCCGTGTGCCCAGAAACGAGGCGTCCCCCTAGCATCTGCGACAATGTCGCTAAACTGACGCCGGATTCTTTTTGGAGCGTTCGGTACGATTTCCCAGAAACCGCCTGCGCCTTTATCATCAATGTCCGCAGTATTTCTGAGTTTTCCACGTCGGTAATTTCTTCTTTGGTACGCTTCGGGGGAATAGACATAGATGTCCTTAATGTGAACTTTGGTGACTGTGTCCGCCTTGACGACAACGACGGGGCCGACGGGGCAAAACTCTTGGTCAACGGGAACAACGGCAAGGCGCGGGACGGGAAACCCTGGCCACCACTCAGTGACTAGGTGCGCTCTCGGGCGGCTTGCGTTTCTTTTTATGACTAGGGCGCCTGGGCGCAGATGACACCACAGGCCCGCCTGCTGCCTCTGTGCCAGGGTGACACCTTGCCGCAATGCTTTCGGTGACAACGGCGAGAGACCGGGCGGCAAGTTTCGCTTTTTGGGCATCGGCATGCACCTTTTTTCTGGCTTCCTTGGCCGCACGGCCCGCTTTGGCCAAGGCGATCAATGGGGCTACACGCTCGCTATCGCACAGGGTGCCGTCGGGCCGGCGTGCCATCGCGTACCAATCGGCTTCCGTTTTGTCAGTGTGGTATCGTAGCCAATTCTTGCGGTGCTTCTTGGCTTGGCGTTCGTCTTTGACTCGTGCGGCTTCGGATTCACGAGCGACTGCATGCGCTTCCGCTAGAGACCGCAATGGTTCAGGGATGGACTCGCTTTTCACCAAGTACACGCCGCCGATGGTGGCGTTTTCCCACCCAAGACGGATGATGGTGCCACGGATGCAGCGGGGCGTCCGTTTGGCGGCGAGGCTGATGTCTTTAACGGTTACGAGCATTTGGACGCTTTCTCCTGCACACAAAAAGGGCACATATCTTTTCCATCGACAATCCGCCAAGCCTCCCCTGGGGGGCCTGCGGCAAGCAGTTCACGCAGCTCCCCGTCTTTCTTCATGGTAAAGCACTTTGCGCGAAGTTCTCCGCAGAAATCGCAAAACACTTTTGTATCAACCGCACGGACAATAGACATCGTGTTTTCTCTTTTCCTCTTGGCGTCAGTGTGTACGGTTCTCCGAACAGTCAAGTGGGGGAGAATGCCGGGGCGAATGCCTTGCCGTTCTCGCTCCAAGTGAGCCCCTCGAATGCCGTGCCGGTAGCCACTCGGTGTCGCTTTGCTTTCATTTTCAACGAGTGCAAAGCTGGCTCGATGCGGCGCGTGAAAGTGTTTTGTTGGCAGGGGAACTTGCGGCCTGTTGCTTCGCACCACCGGCGGTAGCCCTGAAACAAATCCTTTGCTGGGGTTGCCGCATCCGCCGCTTGGCAACACTCTTTGAGGAACGCAAGAATGGGCATAACTTCATCACGGTATTCTTCCAAAATGACGGTTTCCGCTTCCGTTTTCTTTGTGAAGCCTTGGTCTTCCTGTAACAAAATGCGGAGACCACGCAGGGCTTCATTCATCACGCCTGGCATCTCTGCCTCAATCTTGGCACTGAGATCGCGGTCTTCTGCACCAACGAAAGACACGTCAAACTGAAGGGCGGAAATGCGGCGAAGGATGGCGCCACTCGCGTCTGGGAAAGTGGGGACTTCATTAGCTACGAGCAGTATTCGCCCTGGCATCTGAGCGGTAAAGCCTGTCGCAAACTTGGCGCAGAATGGAATCGGATCTTCCCCACTCCACGCTTTGATCTTGGATGTGATGGCGACTCCGTGCCCTTCTGTGGAATTGGCTTCTGGCATTAGGATGATGCGGGCAGACAGCAAAGGGAACGTGCCAAACTCACTGGAAACCGATTGCATAGTGGCAGACGCCAACGCTTCGACGCCGACGACTGAACGCATGACTTTTGCAAATGTTGACTTACCGGAGCCAGGGGGGCCGACGAGAACAAAGATGACTTGGAACCGATTCTCAGCGAGCAAAACCGCTCCCATCATTTTGCGGGCAAGGCGCTGTTGATCCGCACTTGGCAACGATTCCGCTAGAAACTTGTTCAACGTGGGCGCCGTTGCCGTAGGGTCGAAAGCGTAGGGCAAAGCACTCTGACAGAAAACATTTGGCGTAAGGGGAGCAAGTGTTACCGTTTTGCTATTGGCCAGCCACTCTTTGATATTGAGCATGCCATTCTTGAAAATGATGAGGTCGGGCAAAGGGCGGACAAACTCTTTTCTATGGCCAACGCCTTCGCCAATCTCAAACTGGGGCGGCATGACCTTTGGCAAGTGATATATCTGGACGTAAGACTTTACCGCTGACAGAATCCCTTTAATCTTTTTCTGTGGCAGGTGCCCACACTTGAACTGAATGCGGGACTCCATTTCTTCATCAGAGAGAACGCTGTATTTTCCGTTGTTCCATTCGTAAAACGAGCGGTACATGCGGACCAGTCCGCCGGTGGGATAGTAGAGCGCAAGGTATGTCCGGGCGTCGGCAGTATCGTTTTTGCCGAGGATTACCGCGCTGACATCGGATTTACTTGGCGGAGTGGGTGTGCTTTCCGTAGGGGCAGAGACAGGGGGCATTGATGTTACATCTGATCCTGGTTCTGCACGCTGCACGAACGACTGCGCCACGCCCCGCACCCCCGCCAGCATTTTCGATGTCAGCGTTGGCCCATAGAGTTCGCCAGTTGACTCTTTGGCCCGAGCGGACTTTATCATCCGATCTATCTCTTGCGGGCCAGGCTCACGCCCTTGGACTTGAAACAATTCCGTGATGGTGGCCAGAATGAGATCATCGTCAGCCCCAACGTACACCAGATCACGCACGCAGTTGAGGGCGTGAGCATGGCGTCCATTCTTTGCACGCTGCCCCAAGACGTCCTGGCATAACGCTTGGATTTCTCCGGCTGTCCCTTTGGCCTGGCCGGCAACGCGCACAGGCGGAACCCATTCAGGAATCTGTGTGATGTCCACGAAGTCGCCAAGGAGACCCTCGACAACTTCCCAGCGCGGTTTGCCGGCGTGCGGATCAACGGCACCATCGACAAAGACGGGAGCAGAGAGGAAAACGGGGTGGCACCCTGCCGCCCATGGGGACACGTCCAGGCCGGGAATCGTTGACCAATCGAATGCGTGCAAGAGGTCACGGCGAATCGTTTGGCGGGAGTGCGGAGACAGGAGAAACCAAAGGCGGAAGTAACGCAGTTCCCCAGCGGGATCATCGCGGCTCGTCCATTGCCGAACGTGCCCAATGTCCTGAAGGAAGGGGGGCAAGATCGGGTCACGCGCGGAGCCATCGAAGTCCAAGCAAAACGTGGTGATTGCATCGTCTTCGATGTGGCCGACTTCATCCGGGCGGTCTGGAGTGTTGAAAGGAGAGTTGAACATTCTCCTTGTCATTCGTTTGTCGCCAACCAATTCGTCTGGCAATCCACCGTGGACGTAGATGCCCGCCCCGGCCCACGTCAACGATTCGACCAATTCCGCCAGGGTGCCACAGGGTTTTCTCTTCGCAGCATGCCACCAGAAAACATTGGCACGAGGGGCGGGACCAGTGGGGGAAATGTGTTTGCCGATGAACTGGTCTGATGCAGGAAATAGAAACAGCATATTTGCCTCTTGACATTTGGAGAGTGGGGGCGAACTGTACCATTGCCGTGGAACGGGGCAACGGTATCTGTTGGGTTTGTGTGGGGTCAAACGGACCCACTACTCAAGCGTTTTTAGTTCCGATGAAACCCGTAAGTCTTCGCGTGTGCGCTGAATCTGGCGGTTGTCGCGGCAAACCGGGCACTTGCCATGGTTTCGGCAGGTCTTATCGAATCTCTTTGATTTCGAGCATGGTTTCTTTTTCGTGCGGCTCATGGCTTTCCTTTGATCCGCTGTTTCAACTGCGCCAACCAAAGCGGATCCGTTGAGCCCCTTGGAATCTGGATGGGCGCCGCAATGTTTTCTGTTATTTTTTCTGCCAGGGATCGCGCATGGCGCCCTTCAGTCAGAATCCGTTGGGCTCTGCGTTGCGCAATCGGTGTCTTTTCGTAAAGTCTCAAACGAGTCATGGAAGGAATCACTTTCTGTGGATGTAATCTGTGCGGTCAGTTTGGCGGGGTAAAAAGGGCGATGCCAGCAGCAAGTCTCCTGGCTTCAAACGAAGTGCCAACGCCCGCGATGAGTGCGTCGTAGCATTTGTCAGAACAGATGCAAGGATTCATCGGCAGTCCTCGGCACCCGCAATCGCTGCCGCTGCAACAAAACTGCGGAACATAGTCGGGCACTGGTTTGGTGCAAATCAAACACTCAATGTCGGTATCAGACATGGGTTTTACTTTCGATAAAAAGGAGAGATGAACCCAGCGGACCCAACGGGCAAGCCAGGCATAAAGGAAACAGGAGTAGCCATAATCTTTTGCAAGCGTTTCAGTGCGGCGGGAGCGTCAGCGATTGGAACCTCGCAACCGATTTCATCGTGGGCATGCAATACGGGGCAGAGGCCGTCTTTGTTGGCGTGCCACATGTTACGGGCCTGGACATCGCGGTCAGCCGCTTGCACCAGGTTTTCCAGAACGGAGCCGCCCCAGACGCTATCGGCGACCCATTGGTGAGTTTCCGCATGCTGGAACCAATAGAACACCGCTGGGCCAAACTTGCCATCGCCGATGAAAGCATTGTGATAGGTGAGCCAGCGGCCAGAGGGGAGCCGCAAGCGCAGGTCCGGTGACTCAAATCGGAACGCGCAGGGGCCCGCGTCAAAATCGTGTCCAGGGTTTCGCATGGCGTTCATCATCTGTCTGTCAATCGTGCGCCAATAGTCAATGACTTCGTGGTACTCGGCGCGAACACGGGGCACCAATTTGTTGCAAAGGTCAAGGGGCAACTTGGTGACGCCGTGCATCTTCTTTGCGCCGGCCCCATACGTCCAGCCAATGCCAACCTTTTTGCCAACGTCTCCGCGTTCTTCGGCGGTAATCGTTTCGGCAGGGCGGTCCAGAACCATTGCTGCCATGTGCCGATAAAAGCCGGGGTGTTTCTCTAGGAGAATCTTCATGAGTTTGGGGCATTCCGCCATCCATGCTGTCGTGATGGGTTCGATGGAGGACAAGTCCGCCACGACAAAAACGTGTCCAGGTTTGGCGATGAAAGCGCAGCGGATCATGCCAGACAAGAGGTCAAAGATGGAGCGAGCGCCGAACATGACGGCAAGGGTGTCGTAGGCCACCTGGGGATTTGCAATGGTGGCAATGAGATTCCGCACGAGGTCAACGTCTGCGTCTTTCAAGATGCCGCGTGGAAGATTCTGAGTTTGCACGATGCGGCCAGCCCACCGCATGGTTGTGTGGGCTCCACCGTATTGATACATCCAGTGGAGCCGATCTGTCTCAGGGTCCGCTGCAATCAGAATGCGGTCGAGTTTGGCAAGGGAAGTCTTGCCCAACATCTGGCGCAATTCGACAACACGGGCGGCGTCTTCATCCTGCTTTTCTTCAATCTGCGGCAGGATCTTTTCGACCATTGCCTTTTTATCCATGCCTCCTTTTTCGTACTTGGCTTCGATGCCCCTGGACGACAACCATGCGGCCAATCCACGCAAGTCCGTACCACCAGACACCATTCCGTCAGTGATCGTCCGCAATTCTTTTGCAAGGTGTGCGGCGTTGACATCGCGGATTTCAATGAGTTTCTGGACAAACTTGCGGTCAATCATCACACCACGGTCGTTTATGTCTGCGTCCATGTCTATGACGCACCGCTCAAACTTGGAAGGAGGCGGGAGCATGTCAGACAGAGCGCCTTCTGCTTTGGCGTCAGTAGCGCAGTATTCGGTAAGGCGGGCAAGGTTCTCTGGGGTGTGATTGCGCCAGGGGTCGCTGAGATTCTTTGTGACCCGAGCGGGCTTACACAGCTTCATCATCAAATCGTGCCCCTCTTGGTCCTTTTGGATCTTGGCTTTCATGACGCGCCCCGCCGATTCCAAGTCGCCTGGCAGGTTCAATAGGTAGCAGCGGTGCATCGTGTCATCCCAGCGGGACACGGGCGGGCACTCTGGCCAACCGTGCTTTTTGCTGAAGCAATGTTTCCACATCAAACGGTCGAATGACATAACGTTTTGCCCACGGAAAATTACATCGGGATCAGAGAGAACAGAGAGGAACGCGGGGGACAGCGGTTCCGGATGCGTCCATGTCAGCACTCTGTCACCATCGACCAGCGCGGCGCACAGTCCGCGAGTGGTCGGGTGCTTTGAGTACGTCCAGCCCCCCGCCTTTTTCAGGTCGAGTTCTGAGCAGGACTCAACGTCGAGGCTAACGAAGCGCATTTGTGTCCGTCCAAAAGCATATAGCTCAATCTAAAGGATCATCTTACGCAATTTCTCTGTCGGGATAGATGGTCTGCCATCTATTTCGGGTTTTCCGGTACGCCACCTATCCCACTGTTGGTCGGATTACGCAAGTCGATACCGTATTTCAGTCCAGCACGAATCAATGTGGCTTGGTGATGATGATTTTTGCATTCATCCCACAGTTTTTGCAGTCGTGCGCGAATGACACAAACATGCTCTTCAACCTTCTCGATCTTTACGCGGTACTTTTCCACGCGAACAATGCCATTAAAACAAGATGGTTCTTCCTGGGTTAATTGCCGAACCTCAAAAGATCCTATCTCACGGAATGTATCAAACCCCTTCAGCATGAATAATCTCCTTAAAAAACAGTGTTAATAAAGACCGCCCAACAAGTACGATTCAGCACGAGCGGGCGACTGGGTGATTTCTATGCTTCACGGACGGGCTACGCGCCCGCCGTCTGATCTTTTGCGTTAGATTCCAATTCAATCCCTGCCGCTCTTAAGGCCATCATTGAAATTTCTAGCGCGGCACCTTTTGCATCAAATGCCCAAAGATTGCTTTTTTCAAATGAATACGCAAAGCGAGTTGACCAGGGCAAACCATCGATACGCGTTCCAGCCCCAGGAGTTGATATGTGCTCGATTACTTGCCAGGCATCGTCGATGTTTTGTGACGGCGAAAACTTAAAAGGAAAACAGGTTGACCCCATGACCTTATAACCAATCTGGTCGTCGCATGATTTCACCCAGTTTCCTGTATCGCGTGGGTGAACAACCCAACCCATTATCTTTGTAGCTATGATCGTGTCGATGTCGTCCATTTGTTTTACCCTTGCTGTTGAGAATGAAAAGAACCTAACAAGTCAATGAACCGGAGCCTTCGGCCCGGCCATCTTGTGCGTCGGGCGGATTAAACTTCGGTATGCGACCGATTACAAAGGAGAACATTGTAAAACTCTAGCGCCATTGATTCGAGTTTTTCAATGTCTGGCGCGAGTTCCGCTCGGTTCTTTCGTTTCTTTACGGGCATTTGGCACCTGTGTCGAATCGGTCGATTGCCGCTGCGAACTGGGCGATACGAGTAAATACTGATTCGCACATTTCCCGTGCCAGGACTTTAGCTTCGTCAGATTGCAGGTGGTGGACATCATCTGTCCACACTGTGGAAACCGCTTCCGCTACAAGCAAGTGCATCGCCATCATTTTCTGCGTGTCGGTCCTTGTGGCGGGCGGGGCATTCAGTTTGTTGGTGGCCACTGGTCTCTCCTTCAGATCGATAGGCAGGTGATGTTGTTCTCAAACTCTTGCTTCAGATACGCCGCTTTGGAGCAGAACACTCCGACGGTTTCGCGTGCGGCAAGATGCTTGAGCGTTTCCGCACGGGCTTCAAATCCCAGGAGAACATTGTAAAACTCTAGCGCCATTGATTCGAGTTTTTCAACGTCAGGCGCGAGTTCCGCTTTTCTCTCGGCTTCCGCTTCTGCCGCTGCTTTCGCTTTGGCTTCTTCTAACGCTTTGGCCGCCGGGGCAGCAACGGCCAACCATTCGCGGGTGATGGCGATGTACCCTTCGGCTTCCATGTCAAACTCGGCCCAATCGGTCGCCTCGGCTTCGGCAAGGCGGCCTTCAATGTGTTTGACTTGCAACTCCCACAAAGCCGCAAGAGGCGTGGCGCTCAATTCAGACAACTGCTTCAGCCCTGCACGGAGGCGAGCAATGCGCTTTTCTTCCGCAGCAAGGCGATTGGCTTCCGCCTGTTTCGCTGCGGCCTCTTTGGCTTCGTGCGCAGCCTGGGCCTCGCGCTCTTTCCTTTCGTTATCCAGGACTTTCTGGCGCAACCGCTGGGCTTCCGCGTCAACCTTGGCTTTCTCTTCCGCTATTTTGGCTTTCTCTTCGGCGGCAATGCGATTGGCTTCCGCCTGTTTCGCTGCGGCCTCTTTGGCGTCTTCGTGTTCTTTGGTCAAACGCGCGAGCAGCCGCTGAAACAGTTCCTCAGACATCGTTTCCAATTCGTAGCCTTCGGGGTTTCCCACAAGGCGAATGTGGGCTGCCCGGGCCTCGCCACGAGCACGAATGGCTTCCCGTTCTTTCTCTGCGTATGCGTCAACGATCTTGTTCAAATGGTCTTCGATTGGAGTCAGAACGTGCAAGAGGACTTTATTGGTGCCATCGACGGCAGCGATGCGGCTGCGGGAGTCTTTGTTGAGGGCCAGGCGGTCCTTGTCCGCTGCGGTACGGATTCGCATGATCTGGAGGGCGAGTTTCTTCGCCGTGACATGGTCGTCTTCTGCGACCGCTTGGCAAGCCGGGATCAGCGATTCCAGCGCGGCCAAGTGTCCGCCGAACACCTCTTGGATCACTTTGACTTCTTGCATGCCAACGGTTGACACTGGGTCGATACCGGCGGCGATGATGGCTTGTGTGATTTTCTCAGCGGCATGGACCGCAGGGACGTTTTCAGTGCCCGGCGGATTCAATTCTTGCGGAGTGATCGCCAGAGATTTGCGAGGGGGCATGAGGGGGATCCTTTGGTTCTTTTGTTATTTGGTGGCGGCGTAGAGAAGCCAAGTGAAAACTATGGCGGCAGCAGGGATGCTGGCATCGGAAAAGAACGCAAAAACAACCGAGAGGGTTGAGCGTTCTGGAGATTTTTTAACTTCTGTTACAACATCTGTCATGAGGCGAGCAATCCCCACAGCAAGGTTCAATGTGACGAAGACAGCAAAGAACAACATGCCTGATTCCTTTCTGAAAAATTGAGGTAAAAAAGCCCCGCCCAGGAACACCCCAGGCGGGGGAGCGTACCAGTTACCGCTCAAGATTTATTGGGAGGACAAGAGTTCGTCAGAGTTGTCGTCAGTAGGTGCGGCAGGAGTGGGCGCAACGTATCCCTTAAACATACTCTTTACCTCCGCAACGCCGCGATCCCCGCCGAGGAACTTGGAACCGTCGCCAGCGTGGGACCGGATGCACTCGGTGAGACCGATAGCCATGACGACCTCTTTGTTTCCCTCTTCCAAATACTTGCCTTGCGACTTATAGAGTTTCAGGAGGTCTTGATTGGTGACGGCGATAAACGAGACGCCGACTTTGACGCGGCAGTAGCCAAAGTCACCATGCTTGATGCACTCCCGCGCGGGGTCCAAGATGATGTCTTGGCCGTCAATGGAGGGCAACTGGAACACCTTGGGCGGATTGCTGACAGGTTTGTCTTTGCCCTTTGACGTTGACAGGTTCTTGGACCAGGTGCCTTCCAGGCCCTTCGCTCTGTACTCGTCGGTGTCTCCGTCAGCGATGTTGAGCGTGATTGACGACAGGGGGATGTGGGGCTTGCCAATCGACTTCAGATATTCCCCTGCGGCGGCCAAGAGGTTCGCCTTTGTCACGTCGGCGGCGTCACTCTTCCGCCAGACGATGCCGGTGGAATACTTGCCGATGGAGTTGATGAACTCGCTCTTTTCGCAAGGCTTGATGAGGCGAGGGTGGATGAATTGGATCAGTCCTGTGATCGCAGGGATCCAAAAGGGAGCATTGCCGGTGGCCATGGGATTCATTCTTTCCGCCTGTTTGGTTGGTTGATTCGGCACAGGCAGGCCGAGTTTGGTAAGAGAGGCAATATCAGGTAAATTGGCGCATTGTGGCTTTGTAATATCTTTCTTCTAATTCTTTGATTCTGCCGGCGCAATACATGACGCACGCTATCAACTCTTCTCTTGTCATTTCTTCTACGAACTTTCCGCAAAAGGCAGTGCAGCATTTCTGGAGCGGGAGCGTCGCAGGCGGTGTTTCTTCGCTTGGAGCAGGCATGACACTATTCCTCCTTTTTGCCACAGGGAACCAATTTGGGTTCACCTTCAGGGGTTTCGGTCAGGCGGGCAATGGCTGCCGCAGCTTTCACTTTGCCGTAGGTTTTGGCCAGGGCATCGCGTGCTTTCGCTGGGCTGAGAGGGACAGATGGGTTTTCGATACCAAGGGCTTTCAGCGAGTCCAGAGTGTCCGCATCAGAGAGCCGCCATTTAGGATAGGGTTTCGTCGTGCCCACTTCATATCCTGGGACTCCACCGAGTGAAAGCGCCAACTTTTCAACATTGGCAATCATCTTTTTGACGTAGGGAGCACACTTGAGAATCTGGGCCATTTGCTCAGGGGACAAGATTTTGACAACGTCTGTGGGATCTGGCAAATCGACGACAGTGATTCCGCGCTCTGCCCCAGCGGTAACATATTGCATCATTCCCAGGTGAGCTTTGCAAGTGACACGTCCAGCACAGAATCCGCACTTGTCAGAGGGAGTCACTTCCCATTCGCACGCCTTGTGATTGCGATTGATGGCCGCGTACACCCTCTTTTCAAACTCGGCCAATTCTTCCAACGTTACACACCAGGAACGGTGGGTGCGATGGGAACCGTCTGGATCAACGTCTGCATCGTCTTCGCCTTGGACAATGTGCAGGTGGTAGTTCGCGGGCCGCATCTTTTTGGCAACGCACCAGGACACCGCGCCAAAGAGAAGTTGTTCGTTGTCGTAAGCGTGAACAAGCATTTCCCCCGTTTTCAAATCGGCAACGTGGAGAGTGTCTGTCAACTCGTCGTACCAAACGGCATCGAGTGTCGTCCCGGCAACGCCGTTCATCAGTTCGCATTCTTCTTCGATCTGCCAGTGGGGGCCGACGAGTTTTGCCCAAGCGGTTGCATGGGGAGCGCATTCAGCAGGCATTTCTCCGGTGAAAGTGCCGAGGGCGAACTGGTGGCAGATGCGGTGAAACTCTGTGCCGCGCTTCATCTCCGCAGACTCGACCTTCATCGACTCTTTGGTGGTGGCGTACCAGCCATCACAGTTCAGCCACATTGACGCAGTCGAGCCGCCAAAGCGCCAATGTTTTGTGGGGGCGTCAAGGTTCATTTGGCAAACCCCAGGCGAGCTGCGACCAATCCGCGCTGGGCATCGGTCAACTTCGCGGGCAGAATCTTTTCGGTGACCCCAGCGGCAGCGGAGCATTCGCGGTACACGCTGGCACGACGGGCTTCGTAGTTGGCTTTGTCGCCAACGGGATCGCCAAGGAACTTGGGGAGGAAAGCGGAGAACTCGGCGAAGGTGAGGGGGGTGACTTCACCGCCTGCGACCTTGGGCTCTTCTTTGGCCGCGACACTCCCATTGGCGCACGGTGACGCGGCAGCTTCCGCCGGGGGCAGTGGGGCCAACGAAGGGCGGGTTTTGAGGTATTGCCGCAGTTTATCAGGATCGGAAAGCGCCTCAAGTGCGGCTGCATTGACTGGGTCTTTGTTTAACGGGTTCAGCATTGTGGCGATGGCCTGCTCTTGCGGCTGGACTTTCTCAGCGGGCTTTTCCCCCGCTGAGGAAACGGCGGCGATTGCACCCACACCAATCGTCGTGCAGGGGGCTTGCAGGTCGATCTTCACTGTGGTTTTTGCAGTTTCCTCTGCTGCACTAGCAGTAGCAATCCGAGAGAGCAAAGCGGAAACGCGATTGAGTGCGCCGCCAAGTTCGCTCACGATCTTGCCGAGTTGGAAAAGTTCTTCTTGATTCTGAGACACGGTGGGCTCCTTTTGTGCAACGTTGGCACGTGGTGGGTTAGAAAGGTTTGCAACGGCTTCTTTGTTCGCTTCTCCGAACACTATGCCAGGGGTTTCTGACGTGTCAAGGGACAAAGTTGGGGGGCCTACTAAGTCCCGCACAACCTCGCCCCAGCCGGGTTGCCCATCGCTGGCCATTTGCTTCAGGCGGTGGGCTTCGTCGAGGATAACAACGTCCCATTTTATCTGCATCAATCGGTCTTTCATAACAACCAGGTCTGTCCATGGAACCAAGGTGTGTCCTGGCGTTTTCGTTACGGAATCGTTGCGTCTGACTATTGTAAAACGTCGCCATTCTGTCCATTTTATCGCCTCTTTTTGCCAACAGGGTAAAACGGACAAAGGGGCGACAACGAGAACATTTGATAAAGGTCCGATTCCCGCCAGGTCTAACGCAAGAAGCGTTTGCACCGTTTTTCCAAGGCCGGGCGCGTCTGCCAGGATTCCACGGTCCCAAGCAGCAAGGAATCGAGCGCCTTCCTCTTGGTAGGGTTTGACGGGGCGGAGAAGTGTCATGTCGGAATGCGATCTGCCGCGTCGTCCAGGTCTTCAGCACTGCGCCGCAAGGCCAGCGCGTCAATGGCGAAAACCCCTGGCCCTGGAGTCGCTTTCATCCGCTCGGCGCACTCTCGCATCCGGCGGGCAGTGGCACGCATTTCGTCCACGAGTTCAACGCGGGCGATTCGATTTTCTTCTGATCCGGTGGTCATGGTTTTGCCTCCTGTTCTTTCTCCCATGCGTCAAACATGGCGATAGCGTATGGAATCGCATGGCAACACCACTGGAAACGAAAGGTGTAATCTTTGAAGTCGGCTTCCCACAAGTCGTCGAACGCATCGAGGCCAAGGGCGGTAATGTCGGCCCGCACTGACGCTTCGTCTTGGTCAAAGTCTGGGTCGTCACTGTCTGGACCGGTTCCTGGGTACGCCTCTTTAAGCGTTTCGTAAAAATACTCTTTCGCTTTTGCGGGGGAATACTCTTCAACGCCATCGCATTTGTCTTGCGCTTGCACCTTTTCCGCCCAGTACGAAAGGTTTGGCGCGTGCCCTCGGAAAAACTCGAACATGTCTTTCGTGCGGGCAAAAACGTAGTCGCCCATGTCACCAGAATACGCGAGATACCCTGGCCAGGTGATTATATTGAAGGATCGGTTGCCGGTAGCAGGATCGGCAAGGCGAATGTGGCGATAAACGCCAACATTGTGCAAAACCGTGAGGACATGTTTTTCCACAGTTTTAGCGAAAGATTCAGGTGTGACTTCACGGTGTGACATGGTGCGTTCCTTTTTGATTTTGTTCCAAAGTATAAACCGCCCAAACGTTCCACGCGGCATGGTAAATGTGCGGCAAGTCAGACTCAGGATCCGTGTCTTCCCCTTCATCCAAGCGCAACAGGTGGCGCACGGCTGCGGCCCTGTACCGTTTGATTCCATCGGGAACAGTTAGCCATCCGCCCTTTGTGTACTTTTTGGCGCCATACTTTGCCACCGCAAAAACTTGGTGCTCTCGGAACATTGACACCATGACGATGTCCAGGGGGCGCGAGTTTTTCAACCTGGAAATCAGGAGCCATATCGCGTGATGGTCAAACTCAATGTCGTAGTGCGGCGATATAAGGCAATCTGGGTGGAAGTCCATGAGGAGATCCCATGGCTCCTTGTTGGCATCAAGTTTTGCACCTGCCGAATGGGGATCTTTGCCGAGGGGGTCGGCTTGTTTTTCTACGGGTTCGGGCAAAGGTTTCAGCACTGGTTTCTCCTTACTTTCTTTTTTTGACAAAATAGACAGAGGTTTTATCCTTTCGCTTTTCCTTTTCACACACTGCCTGGGCGCATGCGGAGCACCCCAGCAACGCGCAATCGACAGAGCACTTGTCGTCGGGAGCTTTAACGGCGATAAAGCCTTCTGGGGCTTCGTTTGGATTTAGGGGCATGTTCACTCATCCTTTGCAAAAAGAAGATAAAAGTCAACCATGTGCCGCTCTGCTCCTGTGCGTTTATCAATGGTTTTCGTTACAGGAACGAGGCCAGCCAGGTTGTGCGCGATCTGTCGCTCCAATTCCACTTGCGCCGTTTCGTCAAAGTGCTCACGGCAGGCGTAAGATTCTCTGGTGTACGGATCGTATGTGGTTGACGCGATGAACCGCTTTGCTTCGCCGCTTCGGATTTTCGTGAAAACGTCGAGGCCAGGCTGTCCCTCCCACCGAACGGGCGGCTTGGCGTCTGCGGCCATGCGCTCAGAGATAGTGAGTTTTCTATGGAGTCCGTCTATGATGGCGCGGGAATCGTACTGCGTGCGGTACAATTCAGCTTTGATCCGCTTGACCTCTGATTCCAAGCGTTTGACCTTGGGCTTTTTGTGTTCTTTTGGTTTGCGCGATTTGTTCATGGTTTTGCCCTCGTATTCCAAAGTTCAAGCAGGTTGACATTTTGTGACAGACTAGTCCTATTGCACATGTGCAAAATCGCGAGAAGCATACACTTCCCAGGCGGATGCCCAATGCCTCCCTCCTCGGTCACGCGCATTTGAGCGCCGCAGAACGGACACGGCAACGCTTTTTGCTCTGGAAACTTGGTATTGTCTGAAACCAAGATTCCCTCTGGTGATGGGCTTGAGAATTGGTCGTCGCATGCTGTGAATGTCATTTCTCGTTTCCTTTGATGATGACGATTGGTGGCGGGCAGTTTGGGTCCGCTGCAGTCCTGAGCACAGAGTAGAGCGGAGGCCATGCGCTGCCCGGCGGTTCCTTTCGGCACAGTGGGCAAGCGGCGAGGTATTCCGCTCGTGTCCATCCGCACACTGTGCAATAGTACACCGTTTTCTGAATAATCATCCTACCACCTCAATTTCTTTTTGCATAGGTTTCCAGTCTTCAGTTCCAATCGGTGCAATTTCTCGTTCATTCTGAAAACTAGGGACATCGTTGGAAAGTATTAGTCTTGTTCCTCCCTCTCTGCTTGTAAAACGCATTACATACTTTCCTATTAGCAGAAGCATGTCCTCCGGCGTCCGATCAACCAGTTTCTTGACCTTCGGCGGCGCAGGCTTCTTCCATCGGTACTCCCTGCCGTTTAATACGTGCGCGGCACGATCCCAGACAACATAAATCGCAAATTTTCCGTCTTTATCCAGGTCCAGACTTGCTACACTTCGTTTGATCTCGCAGTCACCACGAAAAATGGCGTCAACGATTGTGTGCCATGTTTCCAGTGTGTTTGCTGTCATGCACTCATATTCTTCCATGGTTTTCTCCCTGGGGGATGCGTTGTTGGTGCGGGCAGTCATGTTGGCGCCTGTTGAGATGGAGTGAGCCCTGGCTTGGCATCCTTCACTTTCAGGGAAAAGCACGCTCCGCCCACCGTGTGTGCCGCTTTGTGCTCGCCGGAAGACTCGCAGTCAACGTGCGCCCACTGTGTGCCAACCAGAATCAAACTCTGATCTGGCAAAAGTGGTTTTCGGCAGCGAGGGCAAATGTGATTGTTCATGGTCGGTCTCCTTAGATTCGTTTGGTTTCTTTGGTCTTATCCTGCGTTGAACGAGGCGCACACGACGCCGCGCTGTTGCCTGCGGTCTGCAATGCCGAGCACTTCGGCAAAAACGTGCCCCGGTTTCGGCCATTCTCCGAAGTTGTCCCTTGGATTCATTCCGGTTTTGTTGTCAAAGCCGGGATGAATGCTGAGTGCGTCCTCTTCACTGGACGCGACGACAACGGCGGAATCGTAGTAGTCGTACTTTGGCTGTTTGCCTTTCCGTTTCCCAGGGGTTAGCAAGTAGATGTTCATGGTTTCATTCTCCTATCATTTTGATGGTGTTAGATGTTTTCCGGCGAAGCGTTTTTCTCAAGCGGTCCTCTAAAGTTGACCCAGCATCGAGTTCAAACATGAGAACCGGGGACGTACTGACTGATCCTTTGCGAACGATTCGCCCAGTGCCCTGAATGATCTCTGAAGGGTTCCAAACGAGTTCGACAAATGCGCCGGCCACCGCTTTGTGCTGGAGTCCATCAAGCCCTGTGCCGCAGGCCCCAATGGATGCAACGATGACGGGTTTCTTGTCATTTTTCAACCATTCATCAATGATTTTCTGGCGTTTTCCTGCACTGTGCCCACCGTGGACAAACGGCGCGTCAATTTCTTTGGCTAGCGTTTCAATGACGGTACGGTGTTTGGCTAAAAGAACAAGAGGCATTCCGCCGTGGTCAGAAAGGAAGTCACGATACCAAGAAGCAACGGCTGGAACCTTGGCCAGTCCGCAATCTCGGCAGTACGCTGACAGACGATCTTGCCCTGGGATTTGGTCAGAGCGGGCGGGATCATATCCGCTCAGCCCAAGGTCCGCAGCGGCTTGCAAAAGTGCCGCTCTGGCACCGTCCTGGTCAGCATCGGGACCAAGCCCGGTTTCGTCTGGAATCAAAGGTGCCGCCACGTTTGCCAGTGAAACAATTTCAAGAATGGATTCAGGGAGTTCACCGGGAACATCCTTGCCCGTTCGCCTTAGCCAATGGCCCCCGGTTTCGAGAGATTTCCGCAACTCTCCCAGATTGTTTGCCCCCAATAAATCCGGCGTCATCTTTGTTGGGTTCCAGCGTTTGCAGTGGCGCTCACGGTAGGCCGCAAGATCGCGTGTGGCAGGGTGGCCCACCGTGTCTAGCAGGGGTTCCAACTCTATCGGGCGGCCATTGGGGGCCGGGGTGCCTGTGAGTAGCCAGACTCTCACAAAGACTCCTCGTCAACGAATCCCACAATAGCCGTGGCGTGAAACTCGCTGAATCCCTCTAGTACGCCTTCAGCAGAATATCGAAAGCCCGCTGAGGTCATAACAGGGGACGCTCGGTTTCTTGGATCCCACAGGGCCAGCCGAGTGGTGGCTCCGTTGGCAAGGCGGACCTTTCGCACCCTTTGGCAATCTCTTTGTGTTATTTTCATGGTGTTGCCGCAAGGTTTGCACGATACCCCGCAAAAAACGCAAAGGCTTCTTTCACGGTATCGACTCGCACAGGGTCCGGCGTGATTCCTCGAATCTCAACCTCGACCGTGCCGTAACTGCTTTTCATTACGTGAACGGTTGCGCGGGGGGCTGCTACGCTCTGTAGGCGCTCCCACTCGGTGATGATGTTTGCCTGACTGATGTCCATGGTGTTTTCCTTTGTGAAAGATTGCCCGGTTTCGAGGGTTTCGAGGGCAAAAAGTGGTTTATGGTGTTGCCGATGTGGCAGGATATGAGTCCGCCATTTTATCAGCGGAATCGGCGAAGGCCGCGTATTCCGTAGATTTCTTGTTGGGTCCGCCTGACGAATAGACAACGCAAGCGGCACGGTAGCGGAAATGGGCCGCCAATTTCTGCCAGAAGTCCCGCTTGCCAATGCCTTGGACCCGGTGCGTCCCTTGGACCCAAACGTAGCCACTGAGGCCAACGGGACGAGGGACGACACGGATTCGCTTTGTCAGTTGGAGACCCTCGGCGACAAAGCGGCGGCGCGTGTTTGCCGGTGGAGCCCCGGTTTCGGAGGATTTTTGGGCGCCCATGGTCTAGCCTCTCCTGCGCAAGAGCCGCAGAGAACCAAGATCCTCGGCGCCCCATGGCGCACGGGACTCAAGAATCCACCCGTGGTACTCGGCGCGGTGCGTGTCGGCTTTTGCCCGAGGGTGCGCTTTGTGCAGGATCCAGCCCGTGTCTGGCCCTTGCCCAGACTTGAACACAGGGCCACCATTGGGGGACGGGTGCGTATCGCGGGCGAGTTTATCCAATGCCTCTTGGTATCTCATTTGTTGTTTTCCTTTGTAAAAATTGCCCATGTTTCGGGCGGTTTTGGGTGAATTATTCTCTCAAAAGCGGTTTTTATCCCGCCAAAGTAAGCAAAACTGTCTCGGCAGAAGTCCCCTCAGACTTGAACGATCCAGGGGGCAACACTTCCCAAGAGGTAGCAATGGGGCGAAGCCCCTTAGCCTGCACGATTCCGCCGTAACAGAGGGAAATCAAAAGCCCCCCAGGTTTCAGAAAGCGGCGAGCGTGCAAGATGTGCTGAACATCGAGGCCCCGCCGAAAGGGCGGATTCATCACAACACAATCAAAAGCGCCTCCCAAGTCTTCAACGGAACATGAAAGAAAGTCACGGACAAAGAGGCGGGCCGATGGGTACTTGTTGAACAGGTGCGGCGACAATTCGCGGGAGACTTCAACGGCAACGGTATCAAATGGGCGGCCCAGGTCTGCCAAGGCATCGAGCAAGCGGCCAGTGCCCGCCGATGGCTCCAAGATGCGGCGTGCCCACGATGGGACAAGTGACGCCATTCTGGCGGCCACCGCTGGGGGCGTGGGGAACAGTTGGTCAACCTGGGCAACGTGGGCGGGCGCGGTTTCATTCGCTAACCTGGCAAACGTGGGGGCGGCAGCGGCATGGATCGCCGCCACTGTTGTCCGGTTATGTTCCGCCAGATCGGACACACGGGCGGCAGCTTGCCCCCTCCTTTGTAGAAAGGAGAGGGACACACGGGCGGCGGGGTTCATCCGAATTGGGGGGCACATGGTGGGCGGTCTCCGAGTTCGTAGGTGATGCACTGGCGGTGCGGGGACGTTGGCAATATCCGCTCAGCGTAGAATTGCTGCCCGGTTTCGTCGTAGGTGATGCGATACTCTCGGCCACCGGCACGGCACCACAGCGGGCCGGCGTACCATCGGGGGCCAGAGTCTTCGCGGTACAAATGCCCCTCCCGCATAAATTGCGAGGTGATAAAAAACCGCCCTTCGTAAAACTCAACCCGGCGGCGCTCAGCGCCTCCAAACTTTTGCCAGTCGGTTGGCTCGCCGCCGGGGGCGGAAAATTGGCGGCGGGCGTCATGCAGGAGGGAAGAGAAACCGCACGGGATGCGAGGGGCGAACGTGTCGCCGGGGAGGAAAAAACCTCTCATGCGTTGGCCTCCTCAGTTTCCAGGGGTTCCGATTCTTCAACGGTCGCCGATTCTTCCGCGTCTTCCACGGTTTCGGGGGTTTCTTCAGTGACTCCAAAAGCGGCTGGCCACGTTTTGCGGGCGTATTCCAAAAGCGCAGAGGCGGCTTCCTTCCAGGTGGAAAACATCTGGCCCGTGCGCTCGAAGGTGTATCGGTGCAGTTCAAACTGGGCGCAACAGTGGGAAAACAATTTGCGGGCAATGTCGCGGGGTTCCGATAAGTCAGAAGTCAAATCAAATGGACTCGGTTTCGCGGGTTTGTCCGTCAAGACAACGATGCCCAGGGGGCCGAAGCGGTGGACCATGCGAAGCCGGCAAACGCGGGGAAGATATGACCGCATGCCGCCAAGATCGAAGCCGTCCACTTCTTTTGCATACGATGGAAGCGCGGCATATTCCGCCGATGTCATTTCCCGCACTTGGTACGCCAAGTTTTTCCATTCGGGGCGAGCGAGAACGGCGGCGGCGTCTTCTTTGGAAAGGTTCAACAGGGGCAACGCTTTTGGCTTGGATGCCTTCAGTTTTGCAGTAAAGGCCGCCAGTTTCGCCTTGCTTTCATCGGTTGCCGGTTTCACCTCGGCGGCCCATTTGAAACGCTCGGCAGAGAAGGCATGCACACTGCCGCGCTCTGCGTCCAGCAGGTAAATCTTGGACAAGTCCCCAGTTTTGGCCTTGGTAACGCGCTGGACAATGTACTTGCCCGAGTGCCCAACGATTGCACCAGGGGCCAACGTGTCGGCCAAGGTCTGTGCCGCTGTGCCGCCTTGCTCTGCCAAAAGTGCCCGCTCAAAGTCGATTCTCAAATTGTAGTGGGCAAGCCATCGGGACTTTGTTTCATCAGGGCGCAAGGGGTGGCGTTGGAACCAAAGGCAAAGCGCGGCGAGGCCGTCGATCTTGTCCTCTGGGGCCTGGTCGGGATTCGTGAGGGAATAGAGGTCTGAGGGGCGGCGGTCGGCATTCGTTGGGTGCTTGTAGTCATAGGATCCGCCAGAGCGCCGCCCTAGAAAAAAGTGGAACAGGGCAGAAAACTCTTCCTCCGTTTTGTCTGACGTTGCCCAGTTTTGGAGGATCTTGGCGAAGTGGTCCCATTCCGCTTGCCGTTCGGCGTAGTCGGCAAGACTTTTACGGCGATCCGATTCTAGCCCTTGGATGCGGCGATGCCGCACGTCTGCCCGGTCCCGATGGTCAGAGTTGCGAAGCACCCCGCCCACGCGGTGCCGCCAGTATTCCGCGCACTCCCAACGGGACACGCCACGGGTGCGGGCTTGCTCGCGGCGCCGATTGGAAACCCGGCGAGCGTGGGCAATGCGCCAACCTGTGGAATCAAAACGGCTGGCAGCGGTCAGGGCCTCGTCCAAGCGTTTCTCGCGGTATCCGTCAAACCGCTCTGCCCTTTCGGCAGCACGTTCGGCGGCGGGTTGCTCCTCGTCGCCAATATCACCGCAGAGATCGAGGGCGGCATCTTCAGCCTGGGGAGTCCAACGGGGGCAGACAAAAAGCTCTTGTTTTGGCGCCCATTTGTACCCTGCCGCCTTGATTGCGTCATATTCCGAGCGGGGCAAGCGAAAGGCGGGATAAATCCGCAGTTTGTTATCCTCGGGGGAATACGTGGCGGAATGGGGGAAGGTTTCTTCCTGAGTGGCCCCGGTTTCGGGGGTTGCTGAGGGGGAAGGGGAGACAAGGGCCGCCGCGTTGTCTTGGGCGTCCGCGTTGTCAGTGGTGGCATATGGGGCAAGAGTTTTCATGATGGTAATCCTTTCGGGACAAAGGGGGACGCCTGTGGCGTCACGGTTTCAGAGGTTTTCGACTGGTCAAGACTTGGCAAGGGTCAAGCAATATTGAAAAACGGCGGCAGTTGGCCAAGCGTCGCGCCGCACAAGAACCCAAACGGGCAAACGCTCATAGGGCAAAACTCCCCCCCGTTTTCTGATGGCAGCATGTAGGGCAATCCGGCCCAATTCTTCGGCATCGGTTTCGCTCCCGTGCCACCGCTCCCACCCATCGGCGTTTTTATTCAATGCGGCAGGTGATATTTCTGGCCCCCAATGGATGGCGACAAGCCAAGAGTTTTTGACGGGGGAAACCTCGGGGGATTGGGTTTCTGATTCTTGGGCTGGCTCGGTTTCAAGCGTTTGCATTTGCTTGCCTTTCTGGCATGGCCGCTGCAATCCGTTCGCGTGTCTTTCGGATGCGATAACATCCGGGAGCGTTCTGCCGGTACTCTCTGAGCCTCTCGCGTGCGGCTTTGCTCGTGAGTTCTGAGGTTTCATCTTCCCACCCCCGGCCCCATTCGGCTTGCACTGTGAATATGTCGCGGGTTTTGCGTTGGTATGGCATGGGGGAATCCTTTGTAAAAAGTTGCCCGGTTTCGGGCTGTTCAGTCGAGGGACAATTCGATGGCGGCGAAGACTTTCCGCAATATCCCGCTTCGCGTGCAAGACTGCGACCGGGCAAGTAGCTCGCCTGCGAGGTGCTGAGCATGCGCGGTTTCTCCCTTCTCGCACAGGTCAAGAATTAGGTCGAGCGATGCCGAACGATAGTAGTCGTCTGGCTTTATCTCGCCGGGTTGAAATTGATTCTGTGGCATGTTGTATTCCTTGAAATGCTGCCCGGTTTCGGGCGGTTTTGTGGGTTTCTAGGGTTTCAGACGGAAGCAGGGGCGGCAGGGGCGGCGGGGGCTTTATCCGTCAACGGGACGCGATAATGCGCCGCCTCGGTGAAAACCTCCAGCGTTTTGACAACGTAGGGGGCCGACTCTGTGGCAATCCACGCCCCACAGTTGTCTCGTTCTGTGATTGTGTCCGTGACGGTGACGCATTCCACGCGGGAGAACACTCGCCGCTCTTTTGCCGCCGCTTTGGCCAGGGCCTTAGCGGATTCCTCAGAGAGAACAATCCCGCGATTGGCAAGGGCCGACTGAATGTCGGCAAGAGCTACCTCTTCGCAATCGCTGGGAACTGAAGGGGGCGCACTCTTTGGCAGGCCAAGGGGCGCAATCCTTGGCACAAGGGGCAAGGGGCTCCGGTTCATATTGCGAAAGTGGTGCGAGGAGGGATCCTGCTGTGGATCGGGGACAATGCGGGGTGTGGCCTTCCTGTTTTCTTTCTTCATACGCGCAATCTCTCGCGCCATGTCTTCAGCATGGACACGCTGGGGCGAGCATCCGGGGGACTCCTCAATCCAGACTGTTGGCCGGAGTGAATACGCCGCAGTTACAAAAAACTCAAAAAAGTGAGCTATCGCCAATGCGGGGGGAACGTGGAGGCCATGGGCTTGGTATTCCTCCAGCGGGACAACGCGGGGGCCAGGGGGAACGGTTTTGGTGAGTTTCATGGCGTGGATCCTTTGGGGGAATGGTCCCCGGTTTCGGCAGTATCGACAGTTTCCGAGGTTGCGAGGGGGGCAACAGGAACACAGCGCCGATCATCGGGCAAACCAACGGGCATGACCAGCCCCCGGCGGGACACAACAAAGGGGCGCGATTCTTCCATCGGATACAAGAGACAACCCCTTTGCCCGCCTTGGATAACATGCTCCACCTGTTCCTTGCCAGCGTCAATACCTTTGATTGCCTTAGCGACAACGGCAGAATCGAAGGCCAGCGCCGCCCATTCCGTATTCCCAAAACTGGCCCAGGTGCGCTTGGCACGGAATGCCGGGCGATACGGAGGGAAGGCGCCAACGATAAGCCGCGAGACTTCAACGGCGCCGCTTGGGTGCGTCAACGTGAAACCTTGGCCATCTTGGGAAACAGTGGCAACGGCGGGGGTCCACTCTGGCCGTGCCTTTGCTTGCTCTTTCGCCGCTTTGCCCCAGTTTTGGAAGGTCTGAGGGGAAAGAATGAAAGCGCCAAGGGGAAGGCTAAGCAAGGACGGCGCCGCGCTGGCGTCTGGGAAAACCTCAAGGGACCACTCGGCAAGAGCTTTGCCATTGGCTGCAACGATAACGCAAGAATCTTGCGCGACGTGGACGGAAACCCCCACGAGACTGGGGGAAGATTTATCAGTATCGGCGCACGCCGACGCGCTGGCAACGGCGTGAAGGAAGGCGGGAAGGTGGACGAACGGCATCAGGGGACTCCTTTGGGGGCGCTGTGGCCCCCGGTTTTGTGTGTTTTTGATAGTTCTACTTGCCCCAAACGGTACCGGGACGACGCAACACAAGCCAGTCTGTGGGCATCAGATCCAAGCGAGAACAAGCAGCCCAAAATGATTTTACGAATGCGGCACGTCCCTTGCCGTTGCGCTGTAGTCCTCGGAACTCCGTGCGCCCCGTGATCCGCCTGGCATTCAAGTCCGTCAATTCCCGGCGGACAAATTCACAACTGAACCCGTCCCGCTCTTGGCGAAGGAAGGCAATATCCTCGCCAGCGTAAAGCGTGGCTGACTCGGGAGCGGCGGAAATCATGCGCTCCGTTTTCCCCGTGATCCACCAATATCTTTCGTTTCTGCCGCCGGCATCTATTCCCAGGAAGTCAGGACGGGACAAAAAGGCGGTCAGAGTGTCGAGGGGCCAAGGGGTCGAAGCGGGCATGTCGGGAATCCTTTGGGGCCAATGGCGGCCCCGGTTTTGAGGGTTTTCTGTGGAATCAAAGAGGAAGGGAAAACCTGACGCGCTTGAATCCGCGTGCATTCAACGTGACAGCAGGGGAGGACGAAGGGCCGGCAAGGAATCGGGCGGAATCCTCGGACACTGGCCACGGGATGCCTTGGCAGAATCGGGCAGAGGCGAGGCGCCGGGGGGATTCTCTGACTATCTGATCGGGTGTGTGTGTTCTCGTTCGGTTTCGCTTTCGACGCAGGACTCGCACGGGCAGGCATGATTCATGCAATGATCACAACAGCATTCATCAGAACAACCGCCCCTCGCTTCAACAAGCGACTGAAAAGATTCTTCGGTTTCACCATCGGCAAGGTCAATCACCTCTTGCATGGTGTACATGCGCAAAAAGAGGCAGTGGCTAGACCCATAGGTACGGTGAAAAGACACAATCACCCCATCTTGTACAGGGTGCGCTGTGACTGTATCGGCATTGCCGTAGCGGTCTTTGCCGTTGTCGAAAAGGGTGGCAGCGTCTTCTGTATGGTGCAAAACTGTGGTCATGGCGTGATCCTTTGGGGCAGCTTTGGCCCCGGTTTCGGGTGGTTTTCGATGGAATCAGAGAAAGACTAGGACCAAAAGTGTGGAAACTGGGCGCGATCTTCAGCGAGCATGGCAGACATACGGCGCCGCTCTTTTGCGCTGGATCGCTTGGCAATAGGGGGCAGAGGGGGGCGCCGGAAGCCGAGGAATAGGAGGATGAAGCGGATCATATCGCTATCCTGTCGCAGTCGGCCAAGATTGCATCGTTTGGCGTTGCACCGATCCGCCCGGCCTTGGCTAATTGAACGGCAAGAAAGGGCGTCCAATGCTGGCCCAGGTGGGCAACCGTGTCTGTCGTGCCGTCGTAGGTGATGGCGTCAGGATCCCGTGCACCATTGTTGATGCTATTATGATAAAAGACATAGCCAGTTTTTCCCTCTTTCAGATCCTGCAAATCATACCGGGTGCAGTCGTTGTGTTTTCGCATGGTGGAATCCTTTGGTATAAGAGGTTTCAAGGGGATGAAGGATCAGGGAATCAGAGGTTCACAATCAGACAAGTGAGGCATGGGAGGCATGCTCGTCCATGCTTTCGGATACTCCACAGGGATGCCTTGCCGCTCGCAATGCGGCACCATATCGCAAGGATCAGGCACTTCACCGCGAAGGCAGGCAGAGACTGCATCAAAAGTCGCAAGGTCAAAGCGAATGACAGGCAAGCGATTGGAAAAAACGGCAGGCAATTCATCATATCCTGAGAGTGTCCAGCGGTGCCCCAGGCCATCCACCCCGGACACGCTCCACCCGCCCCCTAGGTGGGGACGGGCAGCATACTCGCAGCCATCATTTGTGGAGTCTTTGTATTCTATGGTGACCATGGTGGTTTCCTTCGGATCAGAGGGTTGCAAGAGAGTGCGAGAGTCTGAAAGGTTTTTTCTTTCTCTCTCACCCTCATGGATTCAAAGCATACAGCCTTTTTTCGCTTGTCAACACTTGCCAACGCATTGCGCTGCAATAGGTTACAAAAAGGAAACCACGGGGGGTGGTCTTTTGAGAGTGTGAGAGAACGGGGAACAGGGGAGACAAGAGGGGGTCCGGGTTGTCTGTGGTAAGTGTTGGGATTGCAACACTATAGCAAAACTATAACATTGCGAAAGTGTTATATTTATATGTTTGTGAAACTATAACAAGGGGGATCGTTTGGGAAAGTATGACAGGCGCTTTTTTGTTCGTGGACATATGACATATTGCTAGCGTTTGGAAAACTAGTACAAGGTTGAAAGTGTGAAAGGACCGCCTGGGCCCTGTTTCAATGTAGAAAAGTCGGCAGAATGATTCTTTTGTTGTACTTTTGCATGTTCTACATTCACGAACAGCATCGACATAAGTCTATGCGAAACGGTACCTTGTATATATGGAAATGTTATATTGTAAATATGTAATATAATAAGAACCCGGACCTGCTTTCACTAAGGGTACGCCTTGGGGCTTGGGGTGTGCCTTTCACCGCGCGGATCGTGACAGAGCGTGGGGCGCAGAAGGAACGACCGGGTGACTTTTACCAACATATTTGCATTTTCTACATTCACGAACACTCTTGATGTATAAACGCTTACCATGCAAGCCGTTGTCTCGCTTGTTCGCTATGTAGAAATTTTTTTCGCTATGTTGAACCCTTGTTTTCTGGCTGAAAATACATTCCTGGGGAAAAACGGGGCAGAGGGGTGCCCGATCGCTGGCACCGAGGCTTGCGAATGTTAACGAGCGGTCACCTATCGATCCATCGCGATGCACCGATGGAACCGCTTGTCAACTTTTCTTGACGTTGGGCGGCAGTGCGGCAGGTTGTCAATTTTTCTTGACACTCGATGGAACCAAGGGGAACCAAGGGAACCAATCGGACCCAAAGGGAACAAAGGGAACCAAGGGGAACCAATCGGACCCAAAGGCGCCAAAGGCCACAAGCCCCAAGGGCGCCGATGGGCTCCAGGGGGGACAAAGGGGAGGCGAGCGGTCCGAAAGCATCCAAAGGAAGCCAATCAGAACCGATGGAACCACCAGAACCCGAAAGCACCAAAGCGCCAAAAAACGAAGAAACCTATGTCCGATAATGTATAGTATGTCCTTTTCGATAATTTTTAGCAATCTGAGAACATGGGATGCCATTGGTTCCATTGGTTCCAATGGGGTGCAGTCGCTGAATCGGGTGCAGTCGCTGAATCGGGTGCAGTCGCTGAATCGGGTGCAGTCGCTGAATCGGGTGCAGTCGCTGAATCGGGTGCAGTCGCTGAATCGGGTGCAGTCGCTGAATCGGGTGCAGTCGCTGAATCGGGTGCATGTCGGGCCAGGTGAAAACAGCGAAAAAATGGCTGGAAACAGCCAGATAGCCAGATAGCCAGATAGCCAGATAGCCAGATAGCCAGATAGCCAGATAGCCAGACAGCCAGACAGCCAGATAGCCAGATAGCCAGATAGCCAGATAGCCAGATAGCCAGATAGCCAGATAGCCAGATAGCCAGATAGCCAGATAGCCAGATAGCCAGATAGCCAGATAGCCAGATAGCCAGATAGCCAGATAGCCAGA